GCTTGTTTATGCCTTGAATCTGCCCGATGAATTTAGCCAAGTATTTAGCCTCTTGAGCGTCATCGTTAGCCCACCCAAACAAGGCCCACAAACAGCCGTACAAATAAACCGATGGGTGATTGTCTAATATTACATTGGTGGTGTTTGATGAACTTAAACCTGTGGGTTTTGCGCTGTATTGCATCTCGACCGTATATTCTGCGTCGGTTACTCGATCAAACTCTATCTGGCTGGTAACTGTAAAGTAAGCAGGAATGCCAGACGCGCCAACGGTTTGCATCTGCTCTGGCGCTTGGTAGCGAATGTCAGCGTCATAGCCGGACAATATAAGCTTGAGCCTACGCATAGCAATATAACCGCTCGGAAGGGCTAGAAACTGATCTGCTGTGCTTGTGGTGGCTGTTGCTCTTGTTTCAATCTGTCTTAATTGGATAGGAAAATCTGGGTTTGCGAACATGGTATCCTCGGCCAAGAGGATAAAATCATCTAACTTGTCCGCGACATCATTACGGTGCGAGAAATCCTGTACCGCGTCTTTTAAATTACTGTATGAGTTTAGGGCCATTTATACATACCGCCCTGACTTGGTTCTAAGGCTTGAATAGGCAGGATCTTGCAATCGCTTCATTAGCCAGCCTCGATTAGAAAGGTGCAAAGGATCAGATCCTAGCTCTTTTCGCCATTGCTCGATAATGGTCAAAGGAATAGACGCGATCTTCTGAAGTCCATCACCCTGTCCAGATACTTCGTTTTTCAGTTCGTGCTTGTTTTGATCTAAGTAGGGCGCAACATCCTGAAACGTTCCTATAGTAGTGACATCGGTCAAATCATCATGCTCGAAAGTCCTGATAACGTCACCATTAACACTAAATATCTCACGCTTAGACATTGCGCCCGCCTCCTTAGCTTACTGTAAGATCAAATACACCGCCGGACGCTGATTCATTCAGCGAAACCAAGGTGTACTCAACTAGCAATTGCTCACGATCGGTGTCGCCGGTTTTGGCTAATGGGGTTGATTCAAAGTCCCGCAGAACACCGAACTCCCATTTGTCCATCTCCAGCACCAAGCAATCACGAGATCGCATGAAACGGTTGGGAACAATCACCAGATCACCAAAATCACCAACATAAACATCGATAGCGCTTTGCAGAGTCTTTTCGCCCGCTGCCACGTATCGGGTTGCGTTGCCGGTAAAAGCACTTGCGGCCTGCTTGTTGAAAGCACCAACCATAATCGTATCGGGGTTGCCTCCAGCGCCATAGCAACTAGCCAACACTTGCTTTAGATCAGCCTCAGCAAAAGCCCTCTGAGTGCCGTCTGTGCGTGTGTCTGAGCCGTCACCTGTGGGTGATGCTCCGCCAGTGTTTAGGTCGTCATTAGTGGCCAACCACGAAAGGATAGAGCCAGAAACTCGAGCTGTAGTAGAGTTACCCGCAACTTGTGCTGTATTGGATAACATCTGTGTTTCAACGTCGGTTTTTAGCTCCGCTGCTGACTTCATGATCTGATAAGCCATTTCGTCAGACCGGCCCGCTGCATTCACTTTGCGCTGTGTTCCGGTAGTGCGTGGAACCTTGTCACTGATTTGCGTGTAGTTATACAAGCGAGTGGTAGGAGTTGCCGCTGTGGTGGTAGCGTCATCACCTTCAATTACCGCATTGCTTGAGCTAGCCGCTGCTAGTGCGTCAGTTTGCCACTCTGCTTTGGTAGAGGTTACTGATCGCCGTGAGATACCGCTCATAAACGGGGTATCTGTGGGGCTGATCATAGTGATAATGTCGGATAGGTCTTCTCTGTTGCCTATCGCGTCGTATGAATCGAATGTATTTGCTGGTTGTGCCATGATTAATTACCTGTTTTTAATAGTCGGATTGCGGCCAGCGCGTCGCTTCTTGATCCTGATGCTTTCAGCCGGTCTTTAGCGGCTTGCATGTCAGTGGACTTGGGCTTTGCGCGGCCTTTGGTAGCTTTGACGGCTTTGGGCGCTTGGCGTACTTTTTTTGCCGTGATCGCTTTATTACTGTCAATTGCTTTGTATTTAGAAGCATCAACGAGAGCCATGTATAGCCGGTGATCTGAAACACCAGACAAATCTAGCCCTATGTCTTTTGCATAATCTACAGCCGCTTGAAACTCTGCATTCATAACCTTGGTATCGCTCCATCCCGCCATTTTACCAATCAGGATATTGCTTTCCTCGGCCAGCTTTGTTTCTCGCTGTGCTGTTTGTTGGGCTTGAGCGGTCTTAATTGCCGCCTTCTTGGCATCTAATTTCCTTTGCTGCTTCAGATACTCAGCCGGATCATGTTCTGCCAGTTCGTCCCAATCTATGCTTGCTTCCTCATCACGGATAAAACCCTCAAGCTCGGCCACCTTTGCATTCAAATCAGAAATGGAAGCATCATAATCAGCCTGCTTTCTCTCCAATTCCTTTCTAGTGTCCGCTAGTCCTGTGGTTTTCTTCGTATAGTCAGACATCCGCAAACCGCCGTCTTTCCACTCCCGAATCTGGCTAAGGGTTATCTCTTCTCCGTCTATATCGAAGTAGGATTCCTCGCCATCATCAATCGTTTCAGTCTCAGCCTGTTCGTTTTCGTCTAGCTCTTCGACAATCGGCTCATGTTCAGCCGCAGGCTCGTTAACCTCATCGGATAACGCGTCATCTTCTGACGCATCAATTGGCTCTAGCGCTTCGTCGGTTGTCTCTTCGAGATCCGCAGGAGCACTGAGCTGCTTGATTCTTTCTACTATTTCGCTATTTGTAGCCATAAGTGATTATAACCCCTTTAAATGTTCGGTTGCACGCGCCAGAATCGACTGCTCGGAGATGCGGCCAGAGGCCACAACTTGGTTTAGATGCTTCTCAATCCAGCCAACCGTCTGCATCTTTCGCCAAACTTCGTCGCGTTCTTCTGATTGCCCGAACTTGGTTTTTTCAAACTCTTGCATTAATCGGGCGCGTATTATTAAAAATGCTTCTTGATATACAGGGTTGTTCAGCACTTCCTCTGCCTGCTTCCCCCTGTTTACTTCATCTTGATCCTTGTCGGTCATTGCCCTTGCCCTTGCCCTTTGATATCGGTTTCGTATTTAAGCTCAAGCTCCACGTACTTCGCCTCAAGGTCTGCGACCGTCTTATTTGTCTTCGCTGTGAGAGTTTCATTGAATTGTCTTTGATCCTCTAATAGTTTGGCAATGTTCAGCTCTTGCGTTGCTTGGGCTTTAATTAGATCAGCCTGGGCTTTAACCTCTTCCGCCTCAGCCAATGGGTTGTCTTGCGCCATTTGCTGAAGTTGCTGTACCGCATTTCGAAGCTGTGTGTTCTCAGCAAGCAAAAGCTCATCAGGCTTAGATGGGTCGTTAGCAAAATCACCTATTCGATTAATGCCCATAGACTCAAGTATCTTGGTCATTATGTTATATATAATCTTTGGATCGGTTACAGACGATCCAGCTATACCAAGCTGTTGGTGAATTTGGAGTAACTGCCCCATATTCTGAAGTGTTTCTTCATCATCACCAGCAGCCAAACCTACGCTAGAAGTCACCACGCTATCAGAAACCCAGTTTAGCGGGTTAACTGTTAAAGGCTTACCTAAAACCATGATCTCTTTTTCTTCTACTTGGTAACGAGATACATACCACGCCAACCCAGAATAAAGATCACGGAAGCCGGTCTCAGCAAAAACCCTGGCTATTAGCTCGACCTTGGCCGCGCCTGATTTCTCCATGCCGTTGAATCGTGTTGCTGTCTCTTCGTTGAATCGTGTGGTATCAAGCCCCTGATTGGCTAGCTGGTTGCCGGTTGTCTGGGACTTGAGCGAGTCCATGTACTGTAAAACTTGCAGCGTTTGCTGGCCAATGTACGGGGTAACAAGGGGAAACACGGCTCTAGTGGGGTCGCCTGTAGTCCTGACCACGCCGCCCTGTCTTACTGTTAGCAGGTCATCAATATTGGTTTCATCGTCATTGATTACCACTCGCCCATTGTTCACAAGGTAGTTATTGTCTAGCATCTGCCTTGTAAGCACTGTCGACACGCGCTGGCTAGATGTTACCAGCTCTGCTCTGCCTCTTCCTATGGCGCTGTGGGGCATCAATATGGCGCTGTTTATGGCATACGGAACCATTTCGTGCTGTTCGTTTTCGAGTATCTTGTTTCCGGCTTTTACTATGTATCTACGCTCGGCAATGCCGTCGTTGTCATAATCAATCTTCACGTAAAGATAGGATACCTCTACAACGTGGTTAGGCCAATCACTAGACGAAGAGCCGATATCTGCCCCGCCCTCTGACTTGAACCGAAGCGACCGCATTGTGCTGCGCTCTTCTTGGCCAGTGTGGGCTGGCAGGGTTTTAACTACGCTTTCAGGATAACCAGCGGCTATTAGCTCGCTTTTTGTCACCATGTCGATATCTCCAACAATATCAGCGTCGTCCTTAGACGCAGCGTTGCGGGAGATAATAAAGCCCTCGGTAGGAACGCCACGAACAAAGAATGATTTTTCCGTCCATGTTCTGCGAACTTTTACGTATTTTGTGCCGTCGTCGTTGTCTGATTGGCCAATGTACTCGACTTTCTGTCCTGCGTTTTCTTTTAGCCTAAGCTGAACCGCTATTAACTCCAGCTCATCCTCGCTTATGCCCTCGTACTCTTCGCACTCTGTGCGCTCTGTTTCTTCATAACCAAACTTAACCACGCCGAGCTTCTGAATCAGCGCGTCTTTCATCCAATCATGTAAAACCTTGAACGAGGTAGACTGATTCCGAACCAGCCAGTTTATGTATCTGGTTTTTTCTTCAGCCTCCAGCTTATCCCCATCACTTGATGAGTTAGGCTCGAATATCATTACTTCCCGAGAGCCAAGAAACACCCGAACCAGGCTGGTTATGTCGCTTTCTACTGTGTCAGCAACGTCAGACGTGACAACCTGAGACTTTCCGCTAACCTCGTCGCCATAAGGCTCTTTGTAATAGCGTTTCAGGTAATCCTCGTTTTCCCGCATCCATTCGCTAGAATAACGAACAGCGTCGCGCTCGGCTTCGTTTACGTGCGCTAATAATTCGCTATCTAGCATATCCACGGGTTATCCCTCTACTTTCTTGGTTCGCTTTCGCTGTGCTGGCTTTGGGTCTGGATCAGGCATGCCGCCAACATTGCGCGGAACATCACTGACAATATTAAGTTTCAGCTCCAAAGCATCCACGCGGGCCTGTAATTCTTTGATTTCAATTTGTTGCTTAATGCTCATGCTACCGATACCTTTTCATAGTTTAGTTTTCCCCACGAGGCTTTTGTTTTTGGCCCCCATATGCTCATCATTATAGCATCAGACATATTAGGCGATACTATTCCCAGCTTCATCATGTCTTGCTTGCTCATAATCTGCTTTAACGCGCTGTTGTTTTGCTTTAAGGGAATGCGACATACCTCTGATCTAAGGCGCTCCATCTCGTCTATACCTTCAGAGTCTAGGCTGATCATTTCCGCAGGATCAACGTACTCACCCTTAACCACACAACGATAAGTATTATAAAACAGCTCTGATAGCCTAATGTAATACTGTGCACGGTTGTTTTTGAAGGTGTCTGCGTATGTGGCTGGCTTAGATTGTTCTCGATCACCATCTACCGGGATGTAGGTGTCTCCGGCCCTGTCTTGCCCTGAGCCAGATAATGAGCCTTTGAATAAATGGAACTTGCACCGCGTCCCCTTGAATGAGTCAGATACCTGTCGCTTTGCCCCTGATCCTATGCCATCACCATCCCACACAAACCAGTCGGCATTATTACTAAGAGCCATGTTTGTAGCCCAATCCATTCCCACGTCTATCTCGCCATCGTCTTTGCACAATACCCGTTCTATGATCGATCCGTGTCGCTGTGCGTAGCCGTGAGCGTCGTTGCCGCCATCCATCGGATCAAACCCTACTACCCTTGCGCCGTGTGGTTTAAATGCCGCCTTGAGCCTATCGAGCTTGTGTGCGTCTATTGCTGCATCGAACCAATCAGTAGATATTATTGAGTTTTCAACATGGTCATTATATTCGCCTAGCCATGTATGGGCATAATCGGCGGTTGATTTGGTTTCTTTGTGGTTAAGTCTTAGCGCGTTAAGGTTTAACGGCATGAATGGGTTATCGGTGTAGTTGCACTTAATGACCGTGTGCAGATCGTCTGAGTATGTGCCTGACTTCTGTAGCTGGTGATCGAACGGCTTCAAAAACTCTAATGATATAGGGTCTGCGCTTGATCCAGGGTTAAACGTAAACCAAATTTCTGAACCTTCCTTTCTAAGTGTTGGGATTAATACATCAATTGATCGCTTGCTTAGTGTTGCCGCCTCTTCAATCCAGAATACGTCGAAGCCGTGCATAGACTTAACCGATTCAGAGTTTCTAGCTACACCTTTGTATTTAACCTCGCCACCGTTTTGGTGATAGATGGCATTAGCTTGGATTGTAAAACCCTCTAACCCTAGCCTGTCGATCTCTGAACACAGCAGAGCGTGAACAGAGTCATCAATTGAGTTCATCATTTCGCGCATACAAGCTACTTTGATTCCTTCGCTCATTATTCGCATAAGCAAAAGATCGGCCACGGTCATTGATTTACCGCTACCCCTGCCGCCATAGATTACCTTGAACTTTTTAGGCTCTAGTAGTGGCTCAAGCTTCTCAGGTATCTGTATCTTTAGCTGTGGCACGAACCACCTCTATCAACATTTTGTTTTGTATCTTGATGTCTTCCCCTTCGTCACCTGTTAGCTCTATCTGCTTAGGGTCTGGGAGATACTTCTTGATAAGCGATAGTTTTGTGTCGATTATCAGCTTGGTTTTCTGTAGCTCTAGAGCGTTTAGATCGTCACCCGTCAACCCTGCCAAATCGTCAAGCAATTTAACAACATGCTGAACATGACCCTGCGCGGCTAATTGCTCCCTTAAAGCCTTTTGCCTGATCGCTTTATTTGTGTTCGCTCTTGATTTTCCGGACTCTGCCATTTATCCCCCCTGTTGGATTATCCATATTTTATTTGATTCGGCCTGCGCCGTCCATGATGATTGCGAGCCAGAAATCACTGTCCACACCAGCGGCTCGTCTGTAACTATTCCGGTTGCGTTTAGCGTTACTGTGTCAAGGTTGTTGGTGTAGCTTCCTGTGATCGGTGTAGAAGCTGAGCCTGTAGCAGATAGCAGCACACTATCTAATAGGGTTGTTTTTGTCCCGCTTACTAATACCGAACCAGACGCGCCTAGCGTTGTTCCCAGTGTTGTTGTTTTGTTGCCTGTTACGGCTACGCTGACTGTTGCGGACAGGGTTACGTTTTCTAGTAATGTTGTTTTTACCCCTGCATTATCAGTGCTGCTGATATAACCGCTTAATACAACGCCGCCGATCGTGCCGGATAATGTGCCGTTACCGTATCCCCCTGTGACTATTAAGCCAATGCTCATTAGGTGGCCCTAGTAGCCGATGTTGGGTTTGCAGCGTCATCATGTGTAAGCGTTGCGGCTGTGGTTGATCTGTCCAACTTCTTGATAGTCATAGTCGTACCGACTACCGCCATTTCAGTAAGCCTTTGCTGTATTAGCATTAGTGCTTGTGCCGGTGTTGGCCTTGCCCAAAGGCGCGGTAAATGTGCCCTCAATCG